CTTTGAGAGGTGCTGATATTAATCTCTTTGCACTCTCAGGTTCAACCTTATTAACCTCACATATTTTTATAATTGCTGACATAACATCAGTATTACCTTTGCCAGATGCAATCAATCGTTCCACCTGTTCACTGAATTCTTTTCTTGTAATCATCATACCCCGTATAAGTTTGTGTATTGTTTCCTCAGTTGCCATAGATCATCTACATAATCTTGTGGATCACAGATAAACATTTGAAAAGCAGAAGAACCTTCTACACCAACAAGAGCCATACACTCTTCTATTTCGTGTCCAGTTAGTTCTTCAACCATGATTGCATAGGCAGTCATTTGTATAAACCATGTTTCTGCCATGTACTCCTTTTTAGGTTTTGCACTTGATTTGAAATCAATGATAGATAATTTATTGTCGAACATTCCGACACAATCCACTCTTCCAGCCATCTTGAGATTTTCTGAAAACAGTGGAGCCTCTAATGCAATTGGAACTATCTCATCGAGTACAGGTCTGACTGCACGAAACATTCCTTCCTGAATGATGTTATCAAACTCGATAAACTCTTTTTCTTTTCTGAGATAGTCTTCTATGTTTTGGTGGAAAGATGTTCCTCGTTTTGCAGCTGATGTAGAAATCTTATTTGCAGTTTCTTCACCTACTCGTTCTCTCCACAATTTGATTTGTTCTTTGGTCTTAAGACCTACGACTGTAGTGACACTAGGATAAGCTGCACCTTTATCATCGATATAATATCTTTTACCATCCCTTGATTCTGTTTTAAGGTCTAGTGATTCTAGATCATGAAGGTCTAGTAGGGTAGTTCTCACTTTAGTCATAATTATATTCTACTTTGTTTTAGACTGTATGTCTACATGCTTTTTGATTGTTTGTACTGTCTTCTCTCTCTTGATATCTTTACTTCCATGTCTCTCATGGACAACTGAGCCTGGATGTGCATCACCAACTTTAGATAACACTTCTTTAAATCCATCATCAGTCTTCACACGATCACCGTGTCCACCTACAATATTAGGTGCAGATACTTGTTGTAGTAAATGGGGATTGTTCTTTTTAAATTCGTCAAGGTCTTTGTAAGACATAAAGTATTCTTTAATCTCACCTGTTTCCTTGTTTAAGAAATCGTAATTAGGCATTAAGAAACATATCCTGCGTGTGCTTGAAATTGCATAAATTCGGGAACGGGTCTATCCGTCCATACTGCAAATCTACTCTTGTAAACTTGATAGTATTTATGATACGCTTCAAGACTTGATTCTGTTTTAACATCGTCAGGCATAGCTTGTGGTGGTTCTCTCCACTCACCTAGTTCCATGTTTCTAGGTATCTGATTAAGTAAGTCTCTGAGTTTTGTATCAGTCATATGTACTTTACCATATCTGAATGTGTACTCATCACATAGTGCAACAAACATATCATACATGAATTGATATTGTATTGCATTCTCTCGAACCCATATTGCAGATGGGTGATTAATATGGGAGGCCTTGTATAAGACCCCGTCCATATTTGAGTTAGGATGTTTCCATCTTTTAATTCTACGACCACTTGATGCATCAATGTATTCTTTACCATCTAACATTCTATGTGCAGTGGAAAGCATTTGTGCATATTCGATAATCATCTTCACGACATGTTTGTCACAATGAAGTTTAGCTGATTCGACTGGATCGGTATCTAAGTAAAAGATGTTCATGCTTCTCTATCTATATCCCACTTGATTCTTTTTTCATAGTTACCCTTCTTAAGATTTACATCTTGAGTATCTAAAGTTTTGTTGAGTCTCCATTTGTATAACCATGGTGCATTCTCTCTTTCGGCATCCATGAATATTGCATTTGTAAACCCTATCGGAATTATCACAGCCATGTGAACTATGATACTAAGTACGATATCATAACCCAACCAACCCATATAAAATGTTGCAAGGAATCCGAAATAAACAGACCACATTACAAACAAGACTAATGTAAAATACATTTGTAGACTTGGATCAGGTATATGTTTTAGTGGATTGAATCTATGATCCATAACCACTCTCCAACAATCAACTACCCACATAGTGAAGCGTTGAAATATATTGTTTCGATAATTCATAATACTATTCTATCACTCCTTAACCAATCTGTAAAGATGGTTTAAAATTTATCTAAGTTTACACCTCTAGTATTAAAGGTGCCTTTTGGTTTCTGATCCCTATAGTTATAAGGAACTGAAACTGCAAATGGATCAGACAATCCCTTGCCGATCCATTTGAACTTGTTGTAAACGGTTGAAGGATTAACATGATCGTAATATCTGTCTACACATGTATCATTCTTCTCTGCATACGCTTCTACTTCTTCGTAGGTTCCGTATACATCCTCACCGTTATTCAATCTTGCTAGTTCTATCATTACTCCTGATTATGTCTTGGGTCTTGTTGTTGTTCAATCCATTCTGCAATCTTCTTCCTTTGCTCTTCAATGGACTCCGTTTGATCTTTGATTTGCTTATTTTGAAATCGAAGTCGTTGTTGTTGTTGAGGTTGTGACATATTATTTTCCTATATGTTTGATGTCGGATTTACCAATCACTTGATATGCACCTTTGTTATACGCTGGTGCAACCGTGTATTGGGATGATATCTTGAGCTTCTCTCTTTCCCACTCAAGGTTCTTCTGTCCATGTCCACTACCTTTGTGCAACAAGGACGGAATCTTTTCTGTCTCTGAGACTTCTCTCACGACACGATCAAATACTTTTTGTTGTTCTAGTATCAGTTCTCGATACTTCTGTTTTTTCGATTTCTGAGTAAAGGCCTTGGTCTTCCTTTTCTTACCATGAGGCCCATACCTAATCGAACTTGTCAAATTAAGATAACCCATTACTTATAAAATATATGTGCGTTGATTTGTACAGTCTCGTTTAGATGTTCTGCCCAATATGGTGTGATGTAATATGCATGATACCACATTGCACCCTCAGTAATATCAGGATGGTTCTCCATCATGAAATTGTTTGCAATCTGTACTGACTTGATCCATGTCTTAGAATCTTTTGGATCATCAGACTTACCATCACAAAACCAACTGAACTGACATTGTCCTAACACAGGAACTTTGTTCCCTGTCCAAGAAGTTCTCCACTTCTTAGTTTGGTAGATCACTCCACAGTAAGAATCAGGAAACTGAGAATCCTCAACACGATTCCTGACTACATGAGCGACTGCAAGTTTTCCAGCGAGGGGTTGATTCCCAGCTTCGAAATAAATGTTCTTTGCAAGACAAAAGGCTTCACCATTCTCATCGAACCCATGTGCCTTACCACTAAAAAAACCTAGACAAAAACCTAGGACTACTAAACATAAGATTTTTATTTTATCCATATCCTTACTCCACCGAAATAATCATCGGCATAATTGTATCCCATCTTTTTAGATAGATGAGAGATAAACCAACCACCACCCATTATATAAAACAATAGGTAATCTGTCAATGAGATTTTCACATTGATCGGTTCTTTGTAATTTGGGCGATCAGGCCCACCTAAAAAATTTGCAACAAACATAATTACCTCTTTAGTTTAATAAACTTCCTTCGTGATTTTGAGAACAACTTAGAAGGTGTCTTGTAGAAGAGTTCTTCCTTAGTTCCCGTTTTGATGTAACCAACATTCTGACCCTTCTCATTGAAGATGTAAGTGTGGTTCTTGACTTTGTGTTCACCCCAATCGGTGATCTCTTTTAGATAAGTGTACATTAAACTGCCTCGGCTAGTTCGTCCAGTTCCATTTCAAGTTCGTCATAGTCACACTCTGCAGTCCTGAGTTCATCCTCAAATGGTTCTACCAAATTGTAGATTGCAGACTCCAAAGCATTGACTGCTTCACGAACCTCTTTGATCTTCCATTCCAGTTCTGATGAATCGGATACATCCATACCCACTTCCTCAGCAATGTTAGTAACCTTTAGATAAATCTCACTAGGGATATTATCGTACTTGATGACTTTAGTCTCATCATTGACTTTTCGTACTGCAGCTTCCAAGTCCCACTTTTTGTCTGCAAGTTCATTTAGTTTTTCAATTGACATTAATAGCCTCCTGTCATATGTTCATATGCTTCGGGACAAGAGTCGATCTTCTCTCCGCACATACAAGTGTTTTCATAATTTGCTTCTGCATCTATCGAGTCTAGAGCTGCATCAACATGAGCTTGTTCTGACTCTGATAGTTTATCGTAATTCTTTACTGCTTCTTTTAACCAATCCATTAGTGAAATTTTCTCCTTTTTCCATTGATAAGAAGATGTGAAATCATGACCTTGCCGATAGGATTCATGAACCCATAACTAGGTAATTTTGAGCACATCAAATCCCAGTCGTCTCCATTGTTCGAGAGAACAAGAGGTACGAGGTCACTAGGTACAGGGATTTCAATGTCTGCACCGTAATTGACATTACCGTTGTAAATTGGGTTTCCACAAATTCTAATTTTATCCATACTTGTATTATACGAAAAAGCCAGAGGCATTGTCAAGGCCCTTGATATAAACTGCTTTGAAATCTCCACGACCTACACATGCAAAACCTTTCCCTTTTAGATAGCCGTCTACAGTATCATGTTCATAACACGATATATCATCATAGACTATGATTCCACCATCCACAATCTTATCAAGTGTTACAAGTAAATTCGTTGTCTTCATGACATGTTTCAATGTATGATCTGAATCTACATAAACAAATTTGAATCTCTCATTTGATTCTCTGATAAATGCAGTATCAGTCATGTCCATATGTTTGAAGTTGCAGCCGACTTTGTCAGCGAGATCGGAAAGAAGTTCTAGTGTAGCTTCCTTTCCTTGAATGTAAAAATCATCACCCTTTTTCTGATGTTGGTTGACACTTTCCCATGGATCAATATCACCTGTACCGTATGGTGCATATGGATCAACTGTATAATACCATTGTCCGTGAAGCATAGGCATCATGAGTCGACCTGCTACACCTCGTCCTGTTCCAAACTCTACAACGACACCCTCATCTACTGCAAGAGCTTTCTCTAGTGCAGAATGCAACTTACCAAACTCCATGGCACCATGGTTGAAAGTTAGATAGATGTCTCGTATAGAGTTCTTCATGCAATTAGGATTTCAAGGTGTGGTGGGAAGTATGCAAGATAAGTTAAGAGTGCAAGTATGATTAGTATAATTGCAACTGCAAGCTTAACTGTAAACTTAACTACACTTGGGAAAATTTTAATTGCAAGATAGATGCATGTAAGTAATCCAATAAATTCTAACATTACTTCTCCCAAGGTAAGGTGATTCTCTCACCTCGTTTTTGTTCTTCTACCATGACACATGAATAGAAAGCGAATACTCCCATGAAGAGAGTAATCACTATTCCAATAAACATATCCATTATCTTAAGTAGTCAGGGCCGTACAATCTCATAGAGTTAGGATTGATATCGTACCCATTGAAGAGGTTTCCTCTTGGTGCATTCAAAGCTGGAGTGTTCCAACCAGCACACTTAAGAACATCACCTTCTTTGAAAGTGATACCTGTTGCACCTTTCTGAAATTCTTTCTTGTTAATAAAACCCCAAGCAGACCTTGGTTGACCTTTCTCTTCCGAGAAAATACGAATGTATTTTTGACCTACGGAATAGTTGTGAGTTGTTTCACCACGGGAATGTTCCCATCGTGTATGCATTGCATTAGTTAAGTCCTCACAAAGTTTCTCAACTAATACTTGAAGTTCTTTATTCATATACTGTCTCCTTTTTCAATCTATAAGCATATTATACTAAAAAGCTTATGTCATTGTCAAGGCCCCGAAGGGTAAGGTTAGGGCAGTAGGGTTTGCATACTCCGAGCATCCGATTGAGACCCCCTATTACTAAAGGGTCATAACCTTGAAAAGGTGGGGAAGGTCGCACACATCAATCGTGTAATACTTGTGGATTTTGTGATACTTGACCTTTTATCCCATCCCCCAGTTTTTCACCGTACAGCTATTGTACCATGGATACGGCCTCATGGTCAAGGCCATATTTGTCCAAATAATGAGATACTGCTTTTGCTTCCTTGGTCTTAAGTTCACTCAACGATTTCATACCATAGGTGGTATTGATCGTCACCAACTTATTCCCAGCAGTCACAGCTGCATTCCACATATCATCATCCTTTGGATATAGTTTGTTCAGTTCACATAGGGTGATAAGATTCCTCCCCATCCGAACTATCTTCTCTTCATTGTCGTTGACAAAATTCTCGTATAACGCCACTTTGTACTCCTGTAGTTAATATAGAGTACAGTATACCAAAAAGCCTGAGGCAAAGTAAAGGGGGTTTTATAATCCTGCTTGGATTTTATCGAGTTCTAAGATTTTCTTGTTAATTACATCTACCCTGTTAGGCCAATAGATATAGTCCTTATCGGAATCCTTTGCAAGGTTCTCTAACAAAGGTCTGATGAAGTTGTCAAGTTTGTCGATGACAGCGTTTGCATCTGCAACGCCTGAAGAAATTTTTGAGTCTACGGTTTTCAGCTCATCAGCGTCGAGAGCTGCAAATCCAAAATCGTTGTATTCTATTTCTGCCATGTATATATTTATATCAAATTAATGTGTAAACTCGTAATAATCTTCTTCGATAGATTTAAGATCAGACTTGAATTGTTGGTTCTCTCTGTAGTTATCTCTATCCTGAATAGTGACTTCACTCATGTATACACCACCTGAGTACCACTCAACTAAGATCAGACCAATCATATTTGTAATCTGTTCGTAGGTTAATGATGGTACTTCATCATGTTCGACCAGTCCAAGATTAAGTGTTACGATTCCACACTTTCGATCTGAGTTGTATACTAGATTGTCAGCGAGATGATTGAGTGCAGCTTTCTGTGACGAATACAAATATCCCTGAGAGAGATTTGGTTTTGCAGCTCGACTTGAGATATTGATGATGAGTTTATTTGGATCGTCTCTCCACTCATGAAATACATCATTAAGTAAATCTGATTGAGAGAAACCTACACATGCATTGTTAATGAATACATCGTAATGTTTCCAAGGTATGCTTTCTCCTACTCTGCAAGATTCGAATTCAATCACTTCATCCATGATTTGTTCTTCGTGGAACTCTGAAATGATTGCGCCTGCTAGTTTAGTCTTTCCTGTTATTAGAGCTTTCATAATAATCCTTAATTAAATCAAATGATGGTTTGCCGAATAGTGAACCATCAACACTACACTTGTTACAAGGTGACATTGATCTATCACCTTTCATTAATCTCTTTCTTATCTTGGCCATTGGTTTTCCAAACCAAACATCAAATAGACTCTGTTGTAACAGATTCCCGATGACATGCTCTCGTCCCCAATCATTTGAGCAAAACAATACATCTCCATTCCAATCGACAAAAAGCTTATAGAAAGGATAATGACAAGGCTTGCCAATAAGATTTTTGATGTCTTCTTCTTCGATTCCGATCCAGTCAATTGTACCACTCCTGTTATTTAAAATTAAACCATGTTTCTCAAAGTCACCCCAGTGCATTCTATACCTGTACTGTTCTTCTCTGATCCCAGCATTCTTCATGATGTGATCGAAATGTTCTATCTGTTCGACACCATCATAAAGGTTTATGTATAGTAAGTCTAAGCCTGCTCTGAATAACTTGGCTGCATATATTGAATCTAGTTTATCACCATTTGTATTACATTCTAATGTTGCAGTTGGAAGATTGAAATGAAACTCTTTAACTATTTCTATAAAGTTTGGATTAAGTAAGTTCTCTCCGAAACCACTGAATGATATTTTACCTTGATATTGATTGTCTGCTAATTCTTCTGCAATGGTTTGAGCACCCTTAACTGTAAGATGTAGATTCCTGTTGGGAAATACTTTTGGGTCATGCCTTGGACAAAAGACACATGTCCTATTACACAACTCAGTAGTATTAATTTCAATCGTAAGAATTGAATCAAGTGGGTGCCCATCTTTTAATTTTTTACTCCAATGCTTTTTCTCTTGTTGTCTTCGATGATCGAGAAAGTCAAACTGGTCAATTGCTGTAACTGGAATGTTTGACTTCGACATGTCTTTCCTCTATTTCAGTTTCGGGAATATAAGTATACTCTACTTCACTATCAGCTTCCCATGATTGTAAATATTCTTTTGGTATCATAGTATAGACATCGTCCACTTCTATGTTGATATCTTTAGAGTTCATCCAGCCATTCTTTTTCTGATACATGACATCACCTCGATACTCCCATGCATCGGGTTTGTTTAAAGGTAATACGGATAAGTAGAACTTTTTACTATCGAGTGTGTCTTGATATACTCTTAAATTTCTATACCATCTGAATCCAACTATGTTTACCATATCCCATGGCAAGTCAAATCTTAGGTAATCAAAATGAGAAGTGGCGGTGCCTTTACTTGAAGTATCCGCCGTCTCTGTCATCGGAAGGATTCTCATCCTCTTCTCCATCTTCTTGTAGACTTACAAACTCACCACTGTCCTGTAGATCACTGATGAATTTTTCTGTTGCAGTTACAAAGTTTTCGATCATTGCAGATTTAGAATCTTTAGTTGTCACTCCTGTGAAACCAAGAGTATGAGCTTCTGCTTGAATCTTAGACTTGGTCATTCCTTTTAGTTCTGACTCTGTAGGGATTGTAACCTCAACTGTTTCTTCTTCTACTGCTGGAGGTGGTGTATCAAACTCTGCAATGTCATCCTCTTCAACCAATCTAACCTTTGGTGCATCTTCAACTTTTGCAAGTTCTTCTTCGATGATATCAGGTTGATTAGTATCTGAGATAACTGGTTTGCTTCCGTAATCAGGTGTTACTGGTTCATCGTAAGCTGGGTTGTCATAGACACTCTCAACTTCTTTTTCAAACTCCTCAGTAGTATCTCCTGATGCAAGAACTCCATTCTCATCTGAAGCTTCGTTTGCATACTCATCCCATTCTTTGAAAGACTTCTTAGTCTCTTCTACTTTCTCTGCAAGTGATGGGTCTTCTGTGAAGTGTTCACCACCATCTGCTGGGTGTGTAGGTGGTAAAGGATTCTTTGCTCTTGCTTGTTCGAATGCACGACTTGTTCCACCGACTGCAGCTTTACTTTCGTCTAGTAACTTCTTAAGTGTTACTTGTTGTTCTGCATCTAAGGTGTCTACATGTTCACCAACATTGAGACCGACTTTACCGTCACCATCTAGATCGATATTGATTCCATGGGATGCAAGTACAGCTTCGAGTTGTCTTGCTTTCTCTTCTGCAGTCTTCCTTCTTTTTCTCTCACCGTCTCTTGCAGCTATCAGATCATTTTCTTTTCTTGCAAGTTCAGTAGACTTTGCAATCTCATGTTCCTGTTGTAACTGAGCCATTCTACTTTGTGCATTGGTAAGTTGTTGTTGATAGTCATCAAGACCAAGTTTCAATTCGTTTCTCACTTGTACATAACCATCTAGGTCTTCGGGTTTAGTTGGGTTCTGCAATGACTGGTTCATAAGAACCTGTGCAAGTTGTGCGACTGTTGGAGAAATCTGAACTTTGAAATTTGCAATACGCTCTTGTATTCTTTCTAGTTCTGTTTTCTCAGGTACGGGTTGAGCAAATGTAGTGGGTTCTACATTGTGGTTCACTTTTTCTTCTGACATAATTTATACTCCATGGAGTCCTACACGACTATTAATTTCTTTACACACTAATGAAATCTACTGTGTACATTTCTATGTATAGTCTCGGAGGACACTAATATTTAGTTAATCGTTAGCTCTGGGAATGCACTTTTTACAATGTCAACTGTGACATTTTTGAATGGCCATTTCCCATCTTTTACTAGATCAATCATTTCAGCTTCTTTCTGTGGAAGACCCTCTAGTAATTCTATCCACATAGTTTCTCTTCGAACCTGTGGAACTTCCTCTGTCACAAAGTATCTGAACTTCTTGAATTCAAATCTCAATTGTGTTTCAGTCAAGTCTGATGCTGGTGCATCGTTCTTGTTAAATGGTGTAGGCCCTTCGGGTAATGTACTGTTGATCGTTGAATCAAAGTTCCATTGACACACTCGTTGCACTGCACCGTTTGATTGGTTGAATACTCTAAGACCATTTGCAGCTTTGTCTACATCTTCCTGTGCAACTATGTTTGCTTGACATAGTATTTCATACACATCTGCATTCTTAGTTAGATTCATTCTTTCAGTAATCAATTCCATTACTGGTTTGTTGGGAGCTCCTTTCGGTCTTCCCCTTCCTCGTTTCTTTTCGCTCATAATGCAAAATCCTCTACATGATTTAGTAACTCATTTAATCTATGAGTTCTTAGGTAGTCAAATACTTTACCTCTTACTGGTGCTGTATTATCATACTCATTTAATATTCTATCACTTACCTCTTGAGGTATGAAATCAAAATCAATCAAAGTTTGATTTCTTAGATAGTTCCTATAGTATTTATCATCGCTAGAAATAGTAATTCTCATATACTTTTCTAGTATAGGTTTTCTTAGTGGTGTCTGTCTTATACCTTCGTCTAAACAATTATCATTGGATAGAATGTTTGGTATACCGTCTGCCTTGTCTCCTTTAAGGATATGTTCCTTAAGGAAAGTTTCTGCACCACCTTCGGGTTCAATAAACTTATTTACATTTGGTGACCACTGTGTTACTTGACCATATCTCTGTAACTGTTGAAAGTCTTTGTCTCCACTGACGATCAATACCTTTTCATTAGGTGCAAGTATATATGCATGTTGTGTAAGGATTGCAATGATATCATCTGCCTCACAATTCTCCACATACATAAAACGATAAGGGAAGTTTTCTCTGATCTCTTGTTTTACTTTATGTAAAGTATCAAAGATCAATCCCCAATCTTTATCATCCTTGTCTCTAGACTTCTTCCTGTTTGCTTTATATAACGGGAAGTAATCTCGTCTCCAAGGATTGGCTGCATCTGTACAAAGTACAATCTCACCATATTCTTCGGAATATCTTTTCTGATAGTTCCTCAATGAATTCAGAATCATATGTCTCAACATATCTTCTGATATCTCTCCATCAGTTATTTTTAACTGAGCCATCAGACCAGCAATTATGACCTGACTAAAATCTATAAGTATCATTTAACCACTTTTACTAATAATGTATTCTTGGTAATTAGATCGTTTCCATCCTTTTCTTTTGATCTTGGAATCTCATCCAAGAACCTAGAAGCAATTATATTACCACCTTTATATAGTCTATCAAGCAAACTCAAATCTGTCAAGGTCTTTTCTCTACATGAGTCGAACCCTGTAATCCTAGAACCTTTAACTTGTAAATGTCCTTCGAACTTGGTCAGCTTCTTACTTGATACATTGTAGGTGTATAGTATTCTTGCACGAATTATTTCTTCGGGGTTTATTGAATTAAAGTTATGATCGTCAGCTGCATACACATCTAGGTATGGTAACTTCTTAACTAACTGTGCTGGTGTCTTGGGTCTGATCCTACGAACTGGTTTGTACTCTTCACAATACTGTTCGATCTCTTGTTCCCATGTCTCCAGTGTTTTGATTACTTTCTGTTTCTGTCTTGCAGTGAGAAAACTATATGCCTCATCTAACTGTTCACACTTCTCTTCGTTCTTGATCTCATACAAAGTATTGTCTGCAAAACCTTTCATGTAACTTACAACACGACCTGAGTAATCTATTCTCTTTAGATACTTGTACATACTAAAAGAAGTTTTCTTCTTATCTAAGAGTCGATCTATTTGATGCTCTACTTCTCCCAAAGCTTCAAATGCTTTGTTCTGCATCCTTTCTTGGATACTTGTTTTAGTCGTCTGCGTCATCATGTTTATTAGTCAGTAGGAACTTTCTCGATGGATTAATCATCAAGTTAGCCCTGTTCATAAAATCTCTATTTGCCAAAAACGGAATCTTTCCTCTTTGGTCTAAACTAACTTCTTGTTCATATATAGTATTTAAGAAGTTTAATTCACACTTGACTATAGGTCTTTCTTCGGGTGGTTTGATTAGAGTCATCATTCTGACTAGAGGTTTCTTATGTGTTTTACCATTTCGTTTGAAGTGAACAACCTTGCCTTTGACTTCGATAGAGTCGGCGTGTAAGGCACAAGCGTTTGCGCTGTTCCCAGTGTCCAACTTAACTGTCATCGTCTCACCATCGACCTCTATGGTCTCTAGAACGCCACATTCAGTTGCCTTCTTCTTCCATATGTCTCTGTTCATGAAATCATCTATGATTTGTTCTGTCACTTCTTCACCCAGTGCATCAGATATTCCCTGAGTTCCTGGCGAATGGTTTACCTCTAGAATGTATGGTGCATCTTCTTCACGATCCTCTGATGGAATGAAGTCGACACCTACCCACTGACCATTGACAGCTTTTGCAGCTATCAAACATGTTTCTTTTTCTAGGTCTGTTAATTCTATCTCTTCAGCTTCTGCACCTTGAGATATATTAGATCGGAAGTCATCGATGATCTTTTTCCTTTTCATTGCACCGATAACTCTTCTGTTGTTTATCATAACACGGACATCAAATTCCATGTCGATATATTCTTGCAATAGAATATCGCAAGTAGGATCAATCTTGTAAACAAGACTGACTGTTGACTGTAAAGACCTTTCGGTTTCTACTAATAAGACTCCAACACCTTTTGCACCTTGTAGAGTTTTGAGAACCATAGGGAACTCATTGTCTAATCTCTTT